ACCCAAGACCGATGGGCGTGCCGTCCTGCGCGTTATGCGCGGGGCATACGACAGCTTCACAACGACTGTGCTGCACGACCCGTACGCCGACGGCGTCGAAGTGGCATGAGAGCCAACGGCTACGGCTACGGCAGCGGCAGCGGCAGCGGCAACGGCATCGGCTACGGCAACGGCTACGGCAACGGCAACGGCGACGGCAGCGGCAACGGCAACGGCGACGGCAGCGGCAACAGCGCCGGCTACGGCGACGGCTACGGCCACGGCTACGGCAACGGCGACGGCAGCGGCCACGGCAACGGCAGCGGCAGCGGCAACGGCCACGGCAGCGGCAACGGCAACGGCAACGGCCACGGCAACGGCTACGGCTAACTCAATGCGGGGCATTATGCCCCGCGCATAACAAGGAGAAAACAACATGACATTCGACACACTCACACTGGCCGTGCCTGCGCACTGGCTCTGCCCCATTGCCTACGGCGACACGACGGGCCTCGACGATGCGGAGGATCGTGCCTTCAACCGCTGGCTGGCCGACATTGTTCGCGACGTTGGACATGGTTCCATGCCCGCATTGGGCGACGTGTCCGACGAACCACACTTCGCTCGTTACCATGACGCTGCGGAATACGGCGTGCTTGCCTGCGACTGCCTCGACGTGACGTTCATGTGCGCGGCGGCATGAGAGCCAACGGCGACGGCGACGGCTACGGCTACGGCTACGGCGACGGCTACGGCTACGGCTACGGCTACGGCGACGGCAGCGGCCACGGCGACGGCTACGGCGGCGGCTACGGCGACGGCTACGGCGACGGCAACGGTAGCGGCTACGGCAACGGTAGCGGCTACGGCGACGGCAGCGGCAGAGGCAACGGCTACGGCTACGGCGACGGCAACGGCTACGGCGACGGCAACGGCTACGGCGACGGCAACGGCAGCGGCAGCGGCAGCGGCAGCGGCAACGGCTAAACAATGCGGGGCATTATGCCCCGCGCATAACAACCAAGGAGAACGACAATGGAAAAACTTACATCACATATGATCGGTGCGCGTGTACTTATCAGGTCCAGCGACAGCGGCGTGCACCACGGCACACTCACTGCGGTAGAGGGTACTTCGGTACGGCTCGAGGACAGCCGACGCCTTTGGGCATGGGCAACAGGGGGGACGGGCATCAGCTTATCAGAAGTTGCGATCTGCGGCATATCCCACGCAGAGTCTAAGATCACGATGGTCGTGCCCGACATTGTCGTGTCAGGCGTTTGCGAGATCATCCCGACCCATGGCATGTGCGACGCGACGATCGACGGTGCAGCGGTGTATAAACCATGAGCTACGGCAGCGGCCACGGCTACGGCGACGGCATCGGCCACGGCAACGGCAACAGCGCCGGCTACGGCTACGGCGACGGCGACGGCAACGGCGACGGCAACGGCGACGGCTACGGCGACGGCGACGGCAACGGCGACGGCAACGGCAACGGCGACGGCAACGGCGACGGCAACGGCGACGGCTACGGCTACGGCTACGGCGACGGCAACGGCAGCGGCAATGGTAGCGGCAACGGCTAACTCAATGCGGGGCATTATGCCCCGCGCATAACCAAGGAGAACGACAATGACCAAAGAAGAATTATCGCTGGCTTTCGCACAGCGTATCATCGACGACATGCCTGAGTGGATGGCGGACACGGACACCATAAGCGTTATGGCGCTGCTGGTAACGTCGTACGCAGATGATCCGGCAGAGGCTACGCATATGTTCGCCGTGGCTCACGCAGCTGCAATGCAGGAGTATTACGCCGAGGTCGGCGGCGAGTGCCTGTGCGACGAGTGCGTCGCGCACCGCAAACAAACAGCCCATTAGTATAAGCCGAGGCATTATGCCTCGGGCATAACAACCAAACCAAGGAGACGACAATGACAAACCAAGCACACGCCATGTACCAAGTGGACCTCGATCAGGCCACGAACATGATCGCCACAGCGGGCCACCTGCGCACCGTTCTGGTCAGCGGGCATATGGGAACTGGTAAGAGTTCGATGCTCACCGAGCTGGCTCGCAAGAAGCCCACCCACACCGCCTGCTACTTCGACTGCACCACCAAGGATCTTGGCGATATCATGATCCCGAAGATGGCAGAACTCGAAGGACAGGACTTCGTGCGGTTCGCAACCAACGAGGAGTTGGGCCTGCACCTGCATGATCGCCCCGTGATCGTCATGATCGACGAGTTGGGCAAGGCCAACCCCATGGTGCAGAACGCCCTGCTACGCCTCATGTTGGAGCGCAAGGTCGGGTCCTACGAACTCCACAAGGACAGCATCGTGTTCGCCACGACCAACCTCGGGGCCGAAGGCGTTGGCGATATGCTGCGCCCACACGCCCGCAACCGCATCACCTGTGTGACGCTCAAGAAGCCTGACGCGATCCAGTGGATTGAATGGGGGATCAACAACGACATTGACCCCATCGTGCTGGGCTGGGTCAAGGACAACCCGCAGGTGTTTCAGTCCTTCGAAGATGTGCAGAACCCCGACGACAACCCGTACATCTACCACCCACGCTCACAACGTGCTGCCTTCGTGACACCACGCTCGCTCGAAGCGGCCTCTGACTGGCTCAAGCTGCGTGATAAGCTGGACAACGTGACGATCACAGCGGCCATCATGGGTACGCTTGGCGACCGCGCAGCCATGGACATGATGGCCTTCGTGCGGCTGGCCGAGGACCTGCCCACTATGGCGTCGATCAAGAACAACCCCGAGACAGCCAAGGTGCCACAGTCAGCGGCCGCAGTGTGCATGGTCGTGTTCCGCACGCTTGCATCTATCGAGGCCGATTGGATTGATGCGTGGATGACTTATATGGACCGGCTTGACCCCGAGGCGCAGGGCATGTTCGCCAACGGCGTACGTGCGCCGAAGTATGCCAAGCAGGGGCTCATCATGACCAACAAAGCCTTTACGGGCTGGGCTCGCTCGAGGTCGTACCTTTTCGCAGCTGACGTTTAACAACCCGCGCGGCGTATTATGCGCCGCGCATAATAGCGTGACGGCGGGCTATGCTCGCCCGATCGCATAACAACCAAGGAGAAAGACAATGAACTTCAACACACAACCAACGGTGTCCGCACCATCTATATCATCTGCATCAATGCTGGTGGAACTCAACATCTCATCGTGGACCGGTCGGCGTAAGGATAAGGCCGCATCAGCCGCGGTCACGATACAGAACTCTGCGCGTACAGGTGTGGCATCAGTCAACAAGAAGTTGCTGGGTGACTGTGCGGAACTGGTAGCAGTTCAGAAATTCGCAGCCAACGTGCGCACGTCGCACTACGCCATGACAATGCCGTGGAGTGACAGCGGGCTGCGCCTTCTACCGACGACGATGTACTTCAAGTACCACGAGCAGATCAGCGCACTACAGAACGAGTTCGATCGTCTGGTGCAGTTGTTCCTCGACGCATACGACTGGGAAGTTGTGCAGGCACAGGCCAAACTGGGCACCCTGTTTCACCGTGACGAGTATCCGACGGTGGACTCACTGCGGGACAAGTTCGGGTTCCGCCTGTCTTACATCCCGCTGCCCGATGCAGGCGACTGGCGTGTGGATATCGAGAACGATGCACAGGATAGCCTGCGCGAGCAGTACGCCACGTTCTACAGCAAGCAGGTCGAGGGCGCCATGCGCGACATCTGGGACCGCCTGCACACACAACTCAAGCGGTTCGTGGCACAGCTCGACGTCGATGCAGAAGGTAAGAAGGGTAAGATCTACGCAAGCACCATGGAGAACGTGTTGCAGCTGACCGACCTGCTGGAGGCCACAAACTACACGGGCGACGCCAGCCTGACGCTGGCACAGAACCGTATCCGTGCGGCGCTCGACGGCGTGGACAAGGGCGATCTTGTGGCCAACGACGGCTTCCGCGAGGATACCAAGCGCGCCATGCAGGCTGCTATCGACGCACTGCCCGGACTGGGTATGTAAATCGCCGAAAAACGAGCGGCGATTTAACGGCGATTTAACGGCGCGGGGCGTTATGCCCCGCGCATAACCAAGGAGAAAACAAATGTTCAACAGTAAACTGACACCAGAGCAACGTCTAGAGAAGGCAGTTGTGGCTATCATGGCCAACCCCAAGTATGTGGCCCTGTCCGGCATCATGATGATCGGCAGCCGCAAGATCGACGACAGCGTACCCACAGCCCGCACCAACGGCCGCGACGAGAAGTACGGGCGCGCCTTCGTCGAGAGTCTCAACGACAGAGAGCTGCGCTTCCTTGTGCTGCATGAGGTGTACCACAAGCTGTACCAACACCTGACCACGTGGCAGTGGATGTACAAGGAGAACGAGCGGGCTGCCAACCAAGCGTGTGACTACGTCATTAACCAGAAGCTAGTCGACGACAACAAAGACGGCTTCGCCACAATGACAGGTGCACTGACCATCGGCTGTCTTGACGAGAAGTATCGCGGCTGGGACAGCGCTATGGTCTATGCCGACCTCAAGAAGGATGGGGGCGGCAAGGGTGGTGGCCAAGGCCAACCATCCGACGGCGACGGCGAGGGCTTCGACCAGCACGACTGGGAAGATGCCAAGGATATGAGCGAGGCCGAGAAAGAAGATCTTGCGCGGGACATTGACGAGGCGATCCGCCAAGGTGCGCTTGTGGCAGGCAAGGTCGGGTCTGGTGGCGACCGTATGTTTGGTGAGTTGTTGCAACCGCAACAGAACTGGCGCGAGGTATTGCGCGAGTTCATATCATCGACCTGCGCGGGCAAGGACTACTCCACGTGGCAGCGCCCGAGTCGCAGGTACATCGGTGCTGGGTATTACATGCCGTCCGGTATCAGTGAGCAGATCGGCGAGATTGTCGTGGCGCCTGACATGTCAGGTTCGATCGGCCAGCCCGAGATCACACGTATGCTGTCCGAGGTGCAGAGCATCGCCGAGACCGTTCACCCCGAGGCTGCGCGCCTGTTGTACTGGGACACCAAGGTGTGCGCCGACGAGCGGTATGAGGCGCACGAGATGGACAACATGATCGCCAGCACCAAGCCCGCGGGCGGCGGTGGCACAATGGTCGAGTGCGTGCCCGAGTACATGGCAGCCGAGGGTATCACAGCGCAGTGTGCGATCGTGTTCACTGACGGCTATCTTGGCGGGTCGTGGGGCCAGTGGACCTGTCCTGTCCTGTGGGTCATCGTCGACAACAAGTCATGCAACCCGCCGTTCGGCACCACAGTGCACGTGACAGCACGCGACATGTAACAATCCGCGCGGCGTTATGCGCCGCGCATAATTAACAAGGAGAAAGACAATGACTTACAGCCAAGTATTCATCGACAAGCATCGCGAGTTCAACGTGGGCCACGACTGGTGGGATAGCACGTACGACAACTTCAACCACATCTGCGAGATCCTCGGCATCGACCTCGACAAGAACGAGCCGTCGTTTTCGGGGTTCTGGTCGCAGGGTGACGGGGCGTCGTGGACTGGCTCATACTCAGCCATCGCGGCAACGCGCGGTATTGTGGTGATGACATACGACCTCGCACCGCAGAGGATCCGAGAATACGCACCCAAGGATGAAGAACTGCACCGCATCGCCGACGAGTTGTGCCTGCTTAGCCGCACGGCCTTCCCGGCTTACGCAGTTATAGGACGCCAAAACTCCCGCTATGTACATAGCAACACGATGTGTGCGGACACGCTGGAACTTTGTGTGGGTGACGAGTGGTACGACGGGTACGACGAGGAGAGCGGCGTCGCAGAAGAAGTCGTAGACCATATCGAGGAGACACTCCAAGGATTGTTTCGCGACCTAGCCGACTGGCTCTACACTACACTGGAGAAGGAACACGAGTACCTCACGAGTGACGAGGCAGTGATCGAGAGCCTCAAAGCGAACGAGATCGAAGAAGACGAAGACCTATAACAACCAACCAAGGAGACAGACAATGACATTTGGAGTATCAATGTACAACGTATCGTGGGTGCGCAGCTATGCGGATGCAGTGGATATGTACAACAAGGCGACAGCATGGCGGGGCGAAGATCCCGACGGCGAGCGCCCCATACCCAACAAGCGGGATAGGAACTACGGTGTGCGGATGGATGGCACCGACGTGGTGTTCCGCATGCACTGGACCGACGTTGTGACGTGGCACAAGGACGGGTCCTATACGGTCAACAACGGCGGGTACCACACGAACTCTACATGCGCCTTCGCGAACAACTTCATGCCGATCGGGGTCTACCTGATGAAGCGAGCCACGGTACTGCGGATCAACAAAACAATGTACCCGATCGCAGGG